AGGGGAATGAGTAGGACTTATGTCCAAGTTCATCCTGTTCGACTTTCGGTGTACGAAGTGTACCGAAACCTTTGAGGATATGGTAAAGCCTAGTGAATACTGGGCTGCATGTCCTAAGTGTGGCGGCAATGCACAACGTACTATAAGCCCTGTACGGATTGACCATTACAACATGGCTATGTCGCCTAGCGCTAGCCCTGAAAGTCTTAGGAAGTTCGACAGGATGCACCAACAGAGGAAGGCAAAGGAAGAAAAGACGCACCGGAACCATGGAGATTATGGGAAACCGGCTGGCGGCGATTAATTCCTTCTTTCTCACTAATAGCCATAATCCAGCAATGGACGGCATAGGAGAGCGATATGACGAGTCTGATAGACACGCCAGTAGATGTTGGCAATCCCGATAGGGTTGTCCAGGAACTTCTGGAAGCAGGTAAGCAGGGTCGGCCCAATCAGGGTAGCGACCGTGGTAGAACTCAGGATACGACTGACCCGCGCTTTCGCGGTAAATCAGCAGAGGACATCATTCAGATGTACCAGAATCTTGAGCGCCATACGGGCGGACTTGCAAATGAAGTTGGGCAGCTGCGACGGACAACCGACGCAATCTTGCTGAATAAGCGTGAAGCAGACCTCCGGGGGAATGGTGGGGAGCCGGTAACGGTTAAGCCTACTGACCTTCTGGAGAATCCAACTGAGGCACTGGATGAATTCCTGACCTCACGGCTCACAACGGCTATCCAGCCGCTGCGTGACCGGATCAACGGACTTGAGACAGAACTGGCATCAACTCGCCTTGCGGGTACACACTCTGACGCGAACGAAGTGGCTAATAGCCAAGAGTTCAAAGACTGGGTGCAAGAAACGCCGATGCGCCGACAAGTAGCCAACATGGCTGCTCAGGGGCACATTCGCGCCACGCAGGACCTGTTGACGGAGTTCAAGTCAACCAAAGCCGGTGGCGGCTCTGGCAAGACGCGCGAACAGGCTCTAGCTGACGCTGAGCGGGTCAATCTGGAACAGTCACGGACTGGGAACGATGGAACCACTGGCGGAAGCAAAAAGACCTACAGACGCTCTGACTTGATTGCTCTTCGCCAGCGCGACCCTGACAAGTACGAGGACCCGGTGCTCCAGCGCGAGATAGTAGCTGCGTACCGAGAAGGCAGGGTTATCTAGTATTTAATAACCCGATCTATAGGTAATTTTCAATGGCAACTGCATTAGTCCTCTCTAATGACATTGCAACAAGCCTCACTGGCGGTCCTGGCTCTCCGAACGATGTCCATGCCGCTAACTTCGTCCCCGCTCTCTGGAGCGACGAGGTTGTTGCAACGTACAAGTCGAATCTGGTTCTCGCGAACCTGATCCGCAAGCTCAATCATCGCGGTAAGAAAGGCGACACCATCCACATCCCGACGCCCGCTCGTGGCACGGCTGTGAACAAAGTCGCTCAGTCCGTAGTCACCCTGCAGCCGTTTGTCGATGCGTCAGGCGTCGGCGGCATCACGATTTCCATCAACAAGCACAAGGAATACTCGCGCTTGATTGAGGACATCGTTGACGTGCAGGCGCTTCCTTCACTGCGTCGTTTCTATACGGACGATGCCGGTTACGCTATCGCCAAGCGCGTTGACCGTGATATATTCTTCCAGCTGGCTGCTGGAACCTCAGTCGCCGGTGCTGCCGGTACTGCGATTGAAGATGCCGGTACAGGCGCTATCACCGCCGCCTCCACGTGGAGTGCGTTTGTGGGTGACGGCGTTACCAAATGGAATCCGTCTGCCAACGCGAACGCTGGTAACAGCACCGACTTGACCGACCTCGGCATCCGCCGTGGCGTGTTCAACCTCGACGCGGTGGACGCTCCGATGGCTGGCCGCTATCTGGTTCTCCCGCCTGTTGCTAAGGCCCTCCTGCTCGGTGTCGCTCGCTTCACACAGCAAGCGTTCACTGGTGAGGCTGGTCCCGGCAACAGTATCCGCAACGGTCTGGTTGGCAACGTGTACGCTGTTGAGGCGTATGTGTCGAACAACATGCCCGGTGTACTTGCCACTGGCAACGCCATTCAGGCGGTTGCGTGGATGCTACAGCGCGATACGGCGGTGTTGGTTGAGCAGATGGGTATTCGTACCCAACAGCAGTACAAGCAGGAGTTCCTCGCGGACCTCTTCACTGCTGACATGATCTACGGTACTGGCATGCTGCGTGGTGGCAGCGCTATTCCGTACGTTCTGCCTGCGGCTCTGGATGCCTAATCTATGGGCGCTAGAACTGATACTAATCTCAAACAATGGCAACTTGTTGGCAAAGTTAAGACTAGTAGCTTTTCTATCGCCGCCATAGACGGCAATGCAGGGTATAGCAATTCGGGGGCTGTCGGAGCGATTACCGCCAGCCTCCCGGCTGCTAAAGCTGGATTTGGGCCGTTCTACTTTCTGGTAGCAGCGGCCCAGTCCTTTAACGTGAACCCCCAGACTGGGGATACCATGAGGGGCAAAG